TTCATATCAGGTATTTGTTCTGTAATAATAAATTCTACATTTGCTGTAGCTGAAAATGTACCTTTATCATAAGTTTCATTCCATCCTACACCATTATCAAAACCTGCTAACTCCCATTCTATTTTAGAAAATGTTATGTTAGCTGATACTCTTATTATTATATTATAAACGGCAGCATCCATAAAACCAATATCGGCAGGGTCATAAGTATTGTCTCCTGTTTGTTGTGTTAATGAAGCCCACACAGTACCGTTACGATTAATAATAACATCGTAAGGTTCAGATGAAGTGGTTTCTATTGTAAGTTGTTGTAATATAGTTGGTAAAAGTCCTGAATTAATTATTAAACCTGAGCCATCTACTACTGTTGTTTTACTACCTGCACCAGAAGAAGGAAACCCTGTAACTAATGTAGGGAATGTAGTAACTTGAGCAGCAGGTTCTACTAAACCCTTTTTTCTATGTAACCACATATGTAGATTATAAAATTCAGCATTACTTGTACTAAAAAAATCATCTGTAAAAACTAACGAAGGGTAACTTGCAGTAATAGCTTCTATAATTTCATAAAGTCTAATAGCGTATTTTAAATCTTCCCAGTAAACACCATTGGAATTAGTACCTCCTCCTGTATGATAATATAAATTACCATTGTTAGTTCCGTGTGTTTGTGAATCGTAATATAATCTTGAAAAATTTTTAGGTGGTTCTCCGTGACTTGCTCCTGCTGTTATTAAAGGACATAATATAGCATTAGTTGTATTTTGTAATTTTGCTTTTATATTAGTTGCATCATAGGTTAAATTAAATTGGTTTAAATCACTTAAAGCTCCTAATTTATCTTCCCTTAATATATCTTTTATGTTTACTGTTTCTCCAAAGAATGTAATGCGATATGCGTATGGTTTATTTAATTTTAAGTCAACACCATCAAGTCTAATATATCCTTGCTTAAAAGCTACGTTATTAAGCTCTATGTTTGCATCTACTTTATTTCTTGCATCAAACCCACCAGTTATATTAAAATTGTAATAATGTTGAAATATCTTATTGTTAGTTTTAGAAGCAGGTACTGTAAATGTTTGAGTAAATTCAGTAAATATCTTTGCAGGGTCTTTAATGTTTTGTATAGATTGGTTAAATGAAACCTGTTCATCTTTAAATAAATCTACTCTTTCTCCACTAATATATAGTTGTAGTTTTTGCATTATCTAATATTGTTTATGTAATCAAATGACATATCAAAATCAAATGTGTAATCTATAAGTTTGTCGTTTAGTGAAGTCTTTTGAACCATACTATTTTTCTTTACATTGACAGGAACATATTGTGTTGAATTAGGATTAATAGGGTCAAGTCTTGTTAACCACACTTGTTCTGATAATAATAATTGTTCAAACCATTGATTAGCCCATTCAGGATAATATCCAGAACTTAATGTTATGCTTGTGTTTGCAACTGTATTATAATCTTGTTTAGTATGTACATAAGGACTATAAACTCCTGCTGTATTTGTAACAACTCTTTGAAATTGCTCTTGTTTTTTTGTTGTTGTGTTTACTGATTTTAAAAAGAACCATAAGTCTTGTAATGCACCAAACTTATTTACAAATGTTATTTTGTGTCCATCTCCATATTTAGTACAATCAATTCTATTTATATTCATTTTAATCCCAGCAGGACTTCCTACAATATCTAAAGCTGTAGCCCCATAACTTTGATAACCCATAGTCTCATTAGCAATTATATAAGGAACTGAACCAGATGTATTGTTAGGCACATAAATATAGTATTCATCATTTATTCCTGTATGATTAGGGTCTCCACTAATAAGCCAAGTAGGTCTTGAGCCAAAAGGTACTGTTGGGTTAGAACCTTCTGTAAAAGTTCCATACCCATCGTAACCTACATCTGTTATTGTTGATGTTGTTAAAGCTGTTCCACTTCCATCTGTTGATGCGTGTGAAGTTAAAGTAGATATAATAGCTAAAGTTTCAGCAGTATAACTACCATCATAAGTTATGTTTATAAAATCTCTACATAGTTCTGCTATTTCCCAAAGCATATTTGCTCCTGCTGTTGCTCTTTTTATTAAAGTATATTCTATTGTTCCATCAATACTAATAGTTATTTTAGCAGAATTAGCTCCTGTACCTGCTGCTGCGTATTTATATTGTGGACTTCTTAATGCTATTGCTGCCATTGTTTATTTTTTTGTTCCTAATATTATTCCTTTTTCTATATCTAATACAAAGTCTTTTACTAATTCTTCTGGCAGTCTTTTAAATGCTGCTTCAAATGGTTTAGTGAAAAAGTATGTAGGTTTAAAACCTTGTGCGTATATACTTCTTTGTAATACAAACGCCATACTCTTATAACTTCCTTTTTTAAATTTACCTTCTTTATCTCTAAATCTTATATTCTTTTTTTGCGCCCAATCTCTTAAAGGTTGCATTGGTGGCATCTTTTGCTTATAACTAAACTTACTATTAGGTGCTTTTTGTTTACCCCCTTTTATTAAACTTGGATTAGCACCCTTAACTCCTTCGTCTTGAAACATACCATAATCTTCCATATAGAAGTCAAGTATAAATCCTTTTTGTTCTTCGTCTAATGTGTACCTAATAGAATCATATAAAGCACCACCACCCTGATTGTTTTTAGTTAGGCGTGACTTTGATTGTTGAACAACATATTTACCAAAATCGTTTAATGCTTTATTTATATTCTTAAAATTCATTAACAGATTCTTATGTCATTATAAATTACTATATCCATTGTAGCCGTCCATCCTGCTAATTGGTTTTCAAACCTGTCATAAAATGGTTCACAATTTACAGGACTATCAAGCTGGTACATATCTTGATGTAATGTTCCCATTCTTAATACTTGTATTGCCTTGTTTAATACTGCAAGTTGTGTGTTTAGAATATCTTGTTCATTATTGTTTCCTGTAAACCTATCTGTTGTAGGTTGTTTAGATTGGTCTACTATATCCATTGCCAAGATGCTTATATTAAAATTAAGCGTTTGTTCTTCTTGTGTTACGTTGTTTACTATAATATGAGCAAGGGGAAATATATCTTGTTTGTTTAAATTAACATCGTATATGTCTCCTGTAGTTACTGTATTGCAGTTTATGTCTGCAAGTAATTGTGCTTTTATGGTTTCAGTTAATTGGTAAAAACCTCTTATTCCTTGTTGGCTCATTTAAATTTACTTTTTATTTGTTTCGATTCTAATTCGTTTTTGTCTTTCATAAATGCTAACATCATTAAACATTGGTGCATACCTAATTTAGTGATATTTTCAAATCGTGTAATATCTCCTGCAGCGAGTCCGTAAAGGCTCGAATACCATCCCCACTTTTTTGAAAACCCAGCTCTTGAAGAAGTTGTTTCTCCTCCTTGTTCTCCAAATAATTCATCATAGTTTTCGATAAGTCGATGCCTAAATGATAAAAAAAAATAATAGAACCAAATACAGCATCCATTGGCATCTGTAGTAGGAGGTCTTTTGTTTCTACATTATAATCTTCTATAAGGTATTTATCTCCTAACTTTTGTTTGATAGGTCTGTATAGTACATTCATTGCTGTATGAATATTATCCCAATCTCCCATATAGGTATCAAGGTCAATATATTCGCCTAATGTAATTTCATCTAAATCAGGAACAAACCCATATTCAACACCACCTAAATAGAAACTTTTAACCAAGTCTGGTTTTTCTTCAAACATATTAGTTATTAATGTTGCTATACGGTCTGCGTCAGATAATTTAATGTTAAGAGCATCTTGTGTTTTAATTCTACAAAATATCTCAATCATTTTTGATTGTATGAAGTTATTGTCTTTGCTACTGTTTTGCACTTTTAAGAACTTTTGATATTGCTTCAATGTAATCTCATTAAGTTCTGTAGGCACGTTTATATTAGCTTTCATACTTATATAACGTAATTAAAGTACGATTTTAGTATAAAAAAAAAGGTGCTATTTCTAACACCCTTTTTCCACTAAAAACAAAACAAAATTATTAATCTATATATTCGCATTGATGACTACAATACCCCTCCTTATAAATTGGTCTTTCACATTCAATACATTTGTATTGTGGCATATCGTCTGGAGTTTCTGTATAGTAGTTCATAAATTATAAGCTCTCATTTCTTCTTTGTATAATTCTAAATCGTATAGGGCTTCATTCATTCGTTCCCTGTAATCGCTATTAGCCATTTTACAAGCCGTTAAATCGTTTTGTAATCCTGCAACATAAATCGAGTTGTCTATAAATAGTTGTTGGAATTGTAATAGCTCTTTGTTCTTTGGTTTAGCTTTTACCCACTTGTTAATTAGTTCGCCAAGTATTATAGCGTTACTGGTATATTCTAAATCTTGTAAGTTCTGTATCTTGTTTCTCATACTATTGTTTCTAACAAATGTAAGAAAAAAAACATAGCTACATAAAATATTGCCCAGCCTAAAGCTGCATAACCTACAATTTTTAAAAATGATTCTTTGTTTTCTTTTGGAGATATTTTCTTTGCAATGTAATATCTACGCTGTCCGTTTACTTCGTAAAAATGTTTCATACTAATTTGAGTGTTAAAGAAATTATACCTGCAGTCCAAGCTACTATTAAACATATTTTAATAATCATCATTGATTTATGTTCTTGTTCTGGACTTCTACCTTGATTACTTCTATATTGTCTTTTTTTCATATTATGTCGTTTTGATGTTTGAAGTCTAAAATGTTTTTATAAGATTCAAGAACCCAATCTTTGTGATGTGATTTTAAATCTGCATATTGTAATAAACACTTTAATGTAGATTCAACATTGTTAATTTTAAATTTATCTTCTAATGTCATTTGTTCTGTTTTTAAAAAGGGAGCTGTTACACTCCCATTGTTATTAATTATTTAAATGGTAGCTTATTAATCCGTTTGGAAATTCCCCTAACCATATTAAATCTTTTTTGTATAAAGAACCTAAAACACCTTTTAATTGGTCTTTGCTTCCGTTAAAACTATCCATTATGTTATCAAAACATTCTGTAGGTGTTTCTTCGTAATCATCGCCCCAAGATATAATCTCTAATACTTTTTCTTCTAAATTTGTCATTTGTTCTGTTTGTTTACATAACTGCTTCATTGCAATTATACAGCTAATATATAACTATTTATTTAATTAACAAAATATTTAATAACTTATTTATTCAAACTCTAATATATCGCACTTACTACAGTAGTAGTAGTCTTTATTGTCTTTACCTGAATATATAGTCATTGTCTGTTTACATTTTTTACATTCCATTATTGTATATAGTATTTGCCCCTGTTAGGATTTTGTAGCTGGTAACTTACTGCATATCTAATTGCATCTATTAAATGGTTGTGTTTATCAATAGGTGTATTAGATTTTCTTTCAAGCCAACTATAGTTGTTAAGTTCTTTGATTAAATTAATACTTTGTTCGTCTACTATTAAATCATAGTCCTGTAATAATGATATTCCATAAGTAATAGAACCAGCTCCTTTAATTGAAGCTACAACATTACATCCTTTTGATTTTAATTCTGATAATAAACGAACTTCTGCTGAATCGCCTACTATTAGATTATCTACTGCGTGTTTCATATTTAAGCGTGATATTTCGCTTGTTGTTAGTTTAGGTAAGTAAAAACATTCCTTTAAATAAATAATCTTATTAGCAGTATCTATATTAGTTTCTACTAATGTACTTGGGTCATTACTAAATCCGTAATCCTGACCAAATACACTTACACTTGTTTTTTTAAATTTTCCTACTTGCCAATTAGTAAATATTACCCCTTCTGCTTTATTAAGCCAAGAACCAAGTATTTGAGTTTTATACTTTTGTGGTCTACGTTTCTTTATGTTGTCTATTTGGTTTATGTAACTTTCTGATAGGTTTTCAAGATTGTCTAAATAAGTTGTATGTATATAGGTAACATTATCTTTTGAAGTGTTTACACTTTCTTGCACTCCTTTATCTTCAAAGAATCTTTTATATATCCAATGTTCTTTAGTTGTAGGATTTAGTATTAGTATTACTCTATTTTGTTTGCCTTGTTGTCTTACTGACAAATCAATCTTATCAAATGTATCTTCATTAGTAAGTTCTTCTGCTTCATCTAATACAAAGGTTGTAACGCCTTGTAATGACTTTAGATTAGCCGTTTGGTCTCCACTTGATGTTTTTATCCCTTTGAATATTATCTTGCTCCCAGAACGCTTATTTCTTATTTCATCTTTTGTGATATGAAAGTCATCAAACTTTTTAAGTAGTTCGAGCTTCTCAATAAATTCAGGAATAATAGAAATATAAGTAGAAGATAAAGTGTAACGAGTAAACAGAATAGTATGCCCAGCTTCATAAGTTAAAAGAACTAATAAGAGGTTTATAGAAAATGATTTACCAGAACCACGTCCTCCAGTTACTATAAAGTATCTCCCATCTGATTCTGCAATAGGCGAATACTTTTTATTTATCTTAATCACTTAAACTTAATTAAGTCTTTAAAGTTTATGTTAAAGCCATCACTTGATGATATGTCTACTGATTCTTTAGGTTTGCCATATCTATATCCAAAGTATAAGTTCATAGCTCTTGAATCTCCTTTTAGTATTTGTTTGCCTAAAGTCTTTATTACTTCGTCATTGTCTATTAAGGCATCAAGTTTTTCAATTAGTTTTAGTTCGTCTGCTTTCTTTGGTCTACCTGCACCTTCTCTTGCTCC